GCAAAGTCTAAGAGCCGGGTTAGTGTGGATCATTAACTCATGCTGCAAGGATCCCACAAGGAGCACTTGCTATGTCTGAAGACACAGCCAGTTCAGTTTGTGGCCGCCTATCCGCCCTTGGTTTAAGCAGAGAGCTAGTACATCGTCTCACTAACATCATTGAACTTTGGAGAAAGAACAATGGTGATGAGTGGACTTCTTCACGACTTAAAGACTATAAAGTTGATTTTATCAACTGGTTAGCCAATAAGCCACCACCAGAAACAACGACTTGGATATCCCGTCATAATAACGGTATACCCAAAGGTCCGTTTGGTTCCTTGTACCAGGTATGCGAAGGGAAACAGCTAGCTAAAACATTATATGTTTTAAATGCTGGATCTTTCTTCGTCTCTAACCATGTTACCGAGAAGCAATTAACAAAGTTTAAAAACTCTGTTGAAGCGCTTCCTGTTAAGGTAGACGACTTGCCTTGCAGAATTGAGAAACTTCCTAGGCGAAGGCCTACGAAGTCGATCATACACGGTACTTGGTCACCCGAGCGTAGAGCACCATGTTGGGACGGGAAGACGCGACCAGAATTGGAAGCTCTTCCTTATCAGGTAGAATGGTTTCGCAGAGATATGTTCGGCCAGTATCTACTTGTTAGATACCAAGCGATCAGAGATGCGATACCAAAGCCTGCACTTGAATATATCTCAATATTCAAGAGCTTTGACGAGCAAGGTTTGGGTACCATCCTTCGGGCTGATTCAATCAGTCAAAGGGCGGCAAACAGACTCAAGCAAGTCTCTTCTCAGTCAATAGAGAAGGCTATAGACTCAAAACCTATGGACGTTCGCACACTTGCAGGCCTTATGCCTGTTCGTGTAGTCGGTTCCATTGGTTTGATTCAAGAACCTGGCTATAAGCTTCGTGCTATAGCTAATCCCAACAGGGTCATCCAACAAGCATTGACGCCGTTGGCTGATCAGATCTACTCATACCTTAAACACCAGAAATGGGATTGTACCCATGATCAAAACTCTGGTGTAGTATGGGTACAGAACGAATTGAAGAACGGAAAAACCGTCCATTCTATCGATCTGTCCGATGCTACTAACTTCTTCCCACTTGAGATTCAGCTGAACCTTCTTCGTGCAATGGGCGCGGATAAGGATGATGTTGAACTCTTTGGAGAGGTATCTAGAGCCAAGTGGAGATTCCAAAAGGATGAAATCTCTTGGACTAAAGGCCAACCATTGGGTCT